GGATTCTTATACTCCTCTAGAAAGGACTTCTCTTCAGCAAAGGCAACTGTCTCATCGTATCGCCGGCTCATGGCATAACGCTTACGCCAGGCCATTGTACCGTTCGTCGCATGTCTAGGAAAGTAGGGTCCAATCTTGTAAATTTCCTTCGTATCATAAAAATACATGTAGACTTCACTGGATCCTGCGAGGTCTACAGAAGGGTTGGAATTCAATGCCGTAACTGCTGTCATAACACGATCGGGAAAGTAAAAATCATCATCATCAAAGGCTACGAGAATATCTCCCCTCGCGACTTCATTCAGTTTATTCCGCTTTTCACCAATAGTCAGTTTCTCATCGCTGAACATATAGAAGACCTTGGGTAGTCTGTCAGCCGCAGCCTCCAATAAGTCACCAATTGGCTCCTGACCGTCATCGTAGACTATCCACTCCATCTTTTCCTTGGGATAGGTCTGTGACTCAATAATTCTGATTAAAGAAGGAATGAAACGTCTACGATTATAGGTGGGCGTTACAATACTTACAAGGGGTCTTGACATTCTACATGAACTAGGAGGAGCGCGTTTAACCTCTCACTTTATAGGCGCAGCTATAGGCGTAGCTATAGGCGTAGCCATAGCCTTCGCTGCCTCTACAGATTTAGTAAAGGCTTCAGAGTACAATGTTTTGACTGCCGCTCTAGCCGCTTCCACTGTCTCATCCTCAACATAACAGAAGCCTCCTAGAAAGATCTTCTCCAGATCACCCACCGGTTGATAGGTTGAGATTGGTAAGAACGTATAATAAGGAAGGGTCTCCTTCTTCCAATACACATCATAGAGTGACTTTGGTATAACCCAGATTGAAAATATCATTCCACATATAAAGCTCAGAATTCGAAATGGGACTCTGTATCCAATTACCTTATTCGCAGCAATATGTCCACCGTACAACAAAAAGCAGGCTAAAACAAGTCCTCCCAATCCAGAAAGAATGCTCCTAGCAGTCTGACCGATAAGCTCTGATGAATTGAAGTTGCTCCGGGCAGCTAGAGCAGCAGCATCTGCGTCTTTTTTCTGTTTATCAGCAAGATCAATTGCGGCCTGCTTGGCAGCCTCATCCTGTTGCGCCTTTGTCGCAGCCGCGGCGGCGGCCTGATCGGCTTGCTGTTTGGCATAGGCATCCGCATCAGGATCTGATACATTTTGGGCAACCATGTACTGAACTTTATTGGAAATGCTTGTGAGAAGACTCATCTAACATTGTAGGACCCTTTTAGAGAGAATGGATTTCTCCGTTGTAATTCCATCCTATAAGAGACCCGAAGGATGCCGTGATAAGACTCTCGCCGTACTTCACGAGTATAAGATTCCCAAGGAGAAGATCTTCGTCGTCGTGGCAGACAAGGAACAAGAAGCTGCCTACAAGGCAGTCTTAGATCCTAAGACCTATGGTAAGATTCTTGTGGGAGTCCCTGGCCTTCCTCAAGTGCGGAATTGGATCTTTGATCACTTTCCTAAGGGCACCCATCTTGTATCCTGTGATGATGATATTTCTGGATTTATTGAATACGATGCCACAGTGAAACGTCATGAGCGGAAACTCCGGAGTCTCAAGGATATTATCAAGCGCGGATTCTCTGAATGTAAGAAGGCAGACTGTCGTTTCTGGGGAGTCTATCCCAGTGCGAATGGTTTCTTCATGAAACCCACAGTTAGCACTGACTTGAAATTCTGTGTTGGTCCATTCTGGGGTTGCGTGAACCCTGGCAAAGAAGTGCGTATTGATATCGGTCAGGGCGAGAAAGAAGACTATCAGCGTACGATCCAATTCTTTCAAAAGGACGGTGCGGTCATACGTCTGAACTTTGTCGCTCCCAAGACAGCTGTCTATAAGACACCCGGTGGCCTACAATTCGGCAATCGTCTGAAGCGTGAACACACGACCATCAAACGAATGATGAAAAAATACCCTGGTTGGATTAAACTGAATCCGACCAGGAAATCTAAGATGCCTGAGATCAGGCTTATGGACCCTACAAAGGAGCGCGGGATTACAAGGAAGAAGCGTTAATTTTGGCACACTTTTTCTACCTTACGTGGCGTACTTCATGCCTCCCATACCTCCTTCCACAACAAAGAAGTTGATACTCTCAACATAGATAACATAGTCCATCAAGAAGTTGGAGTTACTTGCCAAAGGCCACATATCAACATCAACCTGAAACTTTCTCACGCGACTCGTATTGAGTGAACCGCTTGGCTTCATCCAATTTGAGGTATCAAGAGCAAAACTATAAATTGATAATCCTGCTGGAAAGACACCATGTGCATATTTCCACGATGATATATCCTTAAAATAATTGACATCCTTAGCTTCCTGGATTTCATTGCCATCACATAAAATACGAATCTGGCGTATAATATCCTGCTGAATGGCAGGTACAAGTTGTCCCGATGATCCATACAGGAGCAACTGGGATACATTAGGTATAAAGGGTGCCTTCGGATATTGCCACCAATTTGTATAATTTGTCCAGTCATTCCGACCCGAGATCGCATCCGACCGTCTGGGCAGAATAATCAGTCGCGGCACTGGATTATGTGTGAACAGTTCAAAGTATTGACGTGAATTATTATTCGGAAAGGTATAACGTGTGACCTGTCTTACAATATAATTCAGAGGCTGTGTGGCAAAGGTACGGCGTTCATCGTCTGTCAAATAAATATAGGTGGCCTGAAGTCTCGGGTTGAGTGGCCACGTATTTAAATCTGGAACGGTGTATCCCGCATCCGTCAAGTACTGACGAATATACATTCCATCCTCCGTATCCGTATTATAAGTCACATTGCCTGTCTGAATGTTAACAGTGCTCGCATTCAAGTAATTCGTCGGACGAACTCTGTATCCTGAAGGGTCCAATACCGTGTAGAGATCCTGAATTGGTCTAAGTGTTAACTGAACCTCGCACTCATGATACTGTAGAGCAATCAGCGGAAGTGAAAGACTGGCTTGTTTAGAAAACCAGAATGATAGCGGCAAGGTTATATCACGTCCAGGAATGGATGGAAAATTAGATTGCGGTCCAGTCACAGCAGGATCAGGATACGTATTCGGATACATTCCTGCTGTACGATTTATAGACGATCCTACTGCGCCGGAATACTGGCCATTCGCAGGATCATAGAGTTCAGGTACATCACCAACAAGTTTCTGCCACTTATTGTATTCTGTCTCATCTTGATCCGTGAAGGCAGAAGCAATTATATAATCGCTATCAATCTGTTGGACGAGTGTTCCACCGACTAAGAAAGAGGCATCCTGAATAATCTGAGCTCCAATGTATCTGACCCACTGAAACTCATACTGAGACCGACCCTGTGTAGGACCTGGTAGATTTGGATCAAAGTACTTACTATATATATCTGGAATACTGAATGTGAAATATAAGTCCGACAGTAAATCTCCGATACGCTGAATCTTTGCTCTCAATTGAATTGGTTGATCAAAGAAGAGTTCCTGTGGACCCTCCAAGGGTAGTGTTGCGGATTCAAAAGAGAAATGGCTATACTTTTTCACGACCAAATAGAAATATGTGAAGTCGGGATTCCCGCTTAGAATAACATTTTGTGATCCGTAGGCTACAAGGACATATAAACCTCCACCTGTCATCACGACTCTTCTTGTTACTGTGAAACAAGATGAAAGGTGATTTAATACGGCGCACTTTGGTCTCTAAGGTCCCTGAGCATTCACCCACCATGTGTCGGACAGGTAGGGTGTCATGGACATATCGGGTCCACTGAGGATCTGAGAAGGACCCATATTGATGAGCTTCTGGATCTCGGTGTACGAGAGGGCATAGCTGAAATAATAGACACGGCTTACCATGCCAACGGCACTGCCACCAAACTGTAGGGATGAATTGTGCCCCATGCCCTTGAACTCAGGATCATTGGCAAGAGAACTCGTGATAGACTTTGAGACAGCCATCTTGCGAGGGTTGAAGAGATAGATATCACCATAATTCTGGTAGGGGGGTGTATTGGCACTCAAGTTCACCTTCTGCTTCAAACTACCATTGATGTAGATGTAGAGTGTGCTACCCTTACAGGCAACCACCAAGTGAAACCACTTATCAACAGGGATGTTCTCAACCTCTGACCAGTTGTCCCATGTGTCATAGCAGTTCATGAAGATACGGAGTGTATTCTTGTGTCCCCATGTGAAGATACCAGGAGCCATGAGAGGATAGGGCTTGTTGTAGCCCTTGTGTAGGATATGTAGAAGCTTCTCCTCGCCAGAAGCAAAGCACTCACTCTTGAGGTATACAAACATCGCATATGAAAATTCTACGCCGGAACGCTGATTATCAGATAAGTTTACAGTTCTCGCAGCTGGATTTTGCGGATTCTGAATGGCGGTGTACATTCTAGTACCGGAAGCATAGGTATCAGGAAAGAGGTCAACCTTGTCTACCCACATTGACATGATTGACTGATACATCAATTCAGCCGTAGAAAGACCAATATACAGGAGGACAACAATGGCTACACCCATTAGAATATCCGTAACTGTGTCTGATGAACCTAAACTGGATGAGGCGTTCATACTTATCTATCTATCAAACATATGAAAAATAGGAGTTTAGTAAACACCTGTTTTTCTTAGTAAATAGACCTGTTTAGTTGGACACATTTGACTGTCCAAAGAGAGGCTTGCCATTCTTTGTAATCGTAATAGCAAGAGCACCTGGGCTTGTAAGCGCTGCCGCCCATGAACCCCATGTAGACTGGAAGGGACCATTCTGGTAATGCTTGTACACCTGATCCGGGGAATACGCGAAATTTGCAGCACGAGTCATACCAATGTATCCACCGAAGCCAGCCGCACCGCCCAACTCAAGTCTAGGAGTGTCGGCATCCACCTTAAACATGCCATCCATCACGCAGCTACGAGAGAGCTTTCCATCAATGTAGACATCTAGAGTGCGACCACTGAGAACGGCGGTAATATTCACCCAGCGCTGTAGGTCAACCGATTCAATGTCGCACTTCTTGAAATCGCCTGACGCATCTGTGTAGGGTGTGACCGCGTTATTGATCTTGTCCATCTGAGCCGAGTTGAGGAGATTTGATGAACCAACACTGACCGCGCTATCATAGCTGACACGCACACCGAGCTTATTCACATTCTGGCCCAAGTACATGACAAGTGTCTTGTATCCACCATCTGAGGGGCCACCACCAGAGAGTGTCAAGAATACCTTATTCTTAAGCTTATTCACA